AAGTTACAAATCGCAGGCAAGCACCCGCCCCAGAGCGTATCGTTACAGGAACTGGAAGATCATCTGGTGCGGTTGACTCAACACTTGAACGGCTGAGAGAAGAAGCGGCTCGTACTGGCAACATGACCAAGGTCATTCAGTACAGGGCGCAGAAACGATCAGCATCCAAATAATTTAATAGGAGCTTATTATGAGCAATAGTTTTTCAAAAGAAGAGCGCGTAGCGTTTGAGGACATCCTCGAAGGCTTTAACGATGCTTTGGTTTTATCCCGCAACGTGTCCATCTACAACACAGATGGCTCGATGATGGAACGCACCAATAACGTGATCTACCGCCCACAGCCTTACATCGCACAATCGTATGATGGCATGGATCAGACTAACAACTTCACAGCTTACACACAGCTTGCAGTACCAGCGACACTCGGCTTTCAAAAGTCTGTGCCGTTCATTCTGGATGCTTTGGAATTGCGTGATGCATTGCAAGAAGGTCGTTTGGGCGAAGCCGCCAAGCAGAAACTTGCCTCTGACATCAACATTTCAATTATGAATGTTGCTGCAGCCCAAGGTTCTTTGGTTGTGACTGTCAACACCGCTGCTGGTGATTATGATGATGTGGCCTTGTGCGACAGCATCATGAACGAGCAAGGCGTTCAGTCTTTTGACCGTTACTTGGCTTTGTCCAGCCGTGACTACAATGGCATCGCTGGCAACATTGCTGGTGGAGCTACTGGTGGTGGTGCATCCCGCAGTTTTGCTGGCACTAAGTCCAACACCGCTTTCGAGCGTTCTTTTGTTGGTATGGTCGCAGGCTTTGAAACATACAAGTTGGATTACGCAAACCGTTTGGCTGCACGTACTGGTTCTAACACCACTATGTCTACCTTGGCTGCCGCCAACAACTACTATGTTCCCGTTGCCACTTCTACCGCAGCAACAGGCGAGACCCAAAACGTTGACAACCGCTTCCAGACCATCACTGTCACATCGACAACTGATCTGCGAGTCGGTACACCGTTTGAAATCTCTGGTGTTGAGGCTGTGCATCACATCACTAAGCAAGGTACTGGTTTTGCCAAGACTTTCCGTGTGGTGAGCATCACAAACTCAACCACTTGCGTTATTACACCTCCCATTATTTCTGCTCAAGGTGGAACTGATGCCGAGTTGCAGTATCAAAACTGCATCGTGACACCTAACGCCTCTGCAACAATGACCCGTTTAAACTCGACTACTGCACCTATCAACTGCTTCTGGCAGAAAGATGCATTGGAGATTTTGCCTGGTCGTTACGCTGTTCCCTCCGATGCTGGCGTTGCAGTGATGCGCGCCTCCACCGATCAGGGTATCGAGTTGGTCATGCAGAAGCAGTACGATGTAAACACCATGAAGACCAAGTATCGCTTGGACACCCTGTATGGTGTGGTCAATAAGCAGCCAGAAATGTCTGGTATTTTGCTATTCAATCAGGCTTAAGGAGTAAATCATGAGCTATCAAGTAATTTTTGCACAAGGTACAGCCACTGTTGCAGTACCCGCAGGCGAGAAAATCGCTGTTCAAGCATTCTCTCCAGCACAAGTGTTTCAAGAAGTTGGTTTCCCCCAATTTCCTGAAGCCAATGATTTGCTGACTACGGTTGACAACACCACCTATGTTTCAGGCGCATTTACCAATGCCACCAACGTGATTATTCAAGCTGGTGCATCGGGCGCTTACTACTCAGTGGGTGTTGCTCCTGACATCAGCAACAATGGCAACTGGCAACCTCAAGGTGCGCCAGCCAACATTGCTGATGGCGGCTCGATGGCGGCAACTGCTGCCAACGTGTTGACAGGCATTATCACTGCCACTCCCACAGCAAGCCGTGACATTCAATTGCCAACAGGTGCAAACCTTGATTTGGCAACTGAGTGGGCAATCGGTGATTCGTTTGACTTCAGCGTCATTACTTTGGCTGCATATGCTTTGACATTGACTGTCAACACAAATGTGACCATCGTTGGTTCTGCTGCAACTGCGGCTACGGCTGGTGCATCTGCACGTTTCCGTTGCCGTAAGACTGCGGCTGATACCTTTGTTGTCTATCGTATCGGTGGTTAAACCAAGACAGGCCAGCAGAGATGTTGGCCTGTTTTACATGGAGCACAAAATGCCAATGAAAAAAGGTTACTCAGACAAGACCATTTCCAAGAATATCAAAATGGAAATGAAATCAGGCAAGCCCCAAAAGCAAGCCGTTGCAATGGCACTTGGCATGGCTACTAAGTCGGCAAAAGCCGCTGGCAAGCCTAGCAAAGCACCAATGAAAAAATGATTAAGTCAGCCGCAATCATTAAGAACAAGACTCTCGCCCCGTGGCGGGAGTTGCGTTTGCAAAAGCGCAAACTCAAAAAAGAGCAAGCTATCGAACGCAAGCTCAATAAAGTCTACTATCCATCGCCTATTGGCGCACAAGTTATTGAAGAGCCTGATGAGCAGATTGAAGTTGATGAGACTGATATTGACAGCCCACCAACCCGTGAGGAAATGCTACAACAGGCTGAAGCCATTGGCATGAAGGTTGACAAACGCTGGTCAGATGCGACACTTCTGAAACACATTGAGGAATCAGCATGGGCTACACAAAACGACAATTCATAAGCGCAGCCTTTGAGGAAATCGGGTTAGCGTCTTATGTGTTTGATTTACAGCCTGAACAGCTTGAATCTGCCTTGCGTAGATTAGATGCAATGATGGCAGACTGGAACGCCAAGGGTATCCGCTTGGGTTATCCTTTGCCATCCAGCCCACAAGATAGCAGCCTAGATGAAGAAACCCTCGTGCCTGACTCGGCTTACGAGGCCATTATTTGCAGTCTAGGCATTAGACTTGCCCCAATGTTTGGCAAGCAAGTGATGCCTGATACAAAAGCCACTGCCAAGCAGGGTTACGATATTCTGTTACAAAGAGCCACATTCCCGCTTGAACAGCAACTTCCGGCAACAATGCCTGCTGGTGCTGGCAATAAGCCTTGGAGGGTCTACGATAATCCGTTTATCAGACCACCAGCCAACCCTGTTACTGCTGGCCCTGATGGGCCTCTCGAATATTATTAAGGACAGTCATGCCACAAATCAATCAGTTACCAGTACTCAGCACTGTTTCAAGCGGAGACCAGTTACCCGTTTATTCTCCCAACAATGGGGATGCAAGACGTTTGTCCATTGGCAATCTGTTGACGTTTTTCCAGCAGAGTTTTGCATCGCCAACTCTGTCGGTGAATCTTTATGTGCCTGGCTCTGGGTTCAACATCACCGTGCCAACTCCTGTCAGCCAAGACCAATGGATGCTGTTGCAACCCGCTGGAACGCTGGCCTCTGGCACGATTACATTGCCTTTGAATACTGGTGTGCCTGATGGCACTACGGTGCTGATTACGACTACCCAAGAGATTACCTCACTGACAATTGCATTGAATGGTGCTACTGCCCTTTATGGTGGCGTGACATTTTTGGGTGCTGGTACTGCAACAGCCATTCGTTTTTATCAGCCCACAAACTCTTGGTATCAGATCAATGCTGATGCAGTTTATGGCGCAAACGTACAGGCATTTTTGGCTGTGCCATCAAGCGCCAATCTACGTGCGGCAATGACTGATGAAACAGGAACTGGTGTTTTGGTATTTGGAACAAGTCCAACGCTAACAACACCAATAATCACAAATCCAGCAGTTAGCACTGGAACATTTACAAGCCCTACATTCGTTACACCAGTAATCGGTGCGGCAACTGGTACAAGTTTGACTGCATCTGGCACTATTGTTTCAACTGGCACTGCTGGAGTAGGTTATGCCACAGGAGCAGGCGGTACAGTAACCCAAGGTTCAAGCCGCACCACTGGCGTGACATTGAATAAGACAACTGGTGCAATCACGCTATTTAGCGCTGCTGGTTCAGCTACTGCTGCAACTTTTACTGTGACCAATAGCACTGTGGCGGCAACTGATGTCATTATTCTGAATCAAAAGTCAGGCACTGATCTATATGACTTGATGGTCACTGCTGTGGCGGCTGGTAGTTTCAATATTACTTTCCGCACCACTGGCGGCACGACAACTGAACAGCCAGTATTCAACTTTGCTGTTATCAAAGGCGTGGCTGCATAATGGCAACCAAACCCAAGTCATCGGTCAATGAGGCTGGCAACTACACGAAGCCAACCATGCGAAAGCGACTCTTTGAGGAAATCAAAGGTTCGGCTGTGCAAGGCACTGCGGCTGGTGAATGGTCGGCTCGCAAAGCCCAACTGTTGGCAAAGAAGTACAAAGAAAAAGGTGGCGGTTATAAATGAAAGCCCCACAAAAAAGCCTCAAAGATTGGTCAAGCCAAAACTGGCGCACCAAGTCGGGAAAGCCATCGTCTGAAACGGGCGAGAGGTATCTGCCTGAGAAGGCGATTAAGGCACTAACAGCGGCTGAGTATGCGGCAACCACAAGGGCAAAGCGTGAGGCTACAAAGGCCGGAAAGCAGTTTGCCAAGCAGCCTAAAAAGATTGCAGAAAAGATCAAGGGCTTCAGATGAAAACTCCAGCCTATGCACGAAAAGAAGGCCAGAATCCCAAAGGCGGCTTGAACGCCAAGGGCAGGGCTGCGGCAAAGGCCGAAGGCATGAATCTGAAGCCTCCTGTCAAGTCTGGTGACAATCCTAGAAGAGCATCATTCTTGGCTCGCATGGCTGGCAACGCTGGCCCTGAATACAAAGACGGTGAACCCACACGGTTGTTGTTAAGTCTAAGGGCTTGGGGCGCATCATCAAAAGCAGATGCCAAAGCCAAGGCAAAACGCATCTCTGAACGTAATAAGGCCAAGTGATGCAGATACCTATCCTGAACGGCATTTTTACTGACAGCACCCCTGAATTGCGTACCAGCTACCCAGTGAATCTTGTGCCTGTGCCAAAGCAATCAGGCATCAGTAATGGGTTTCTGAGACCAGGCGATGGCATTGTGGCAAACGGCACAGGGCCAGGCGTTGATCGTGGTGGTATTAACTGGCAAGGCAACCTATATCGAGTGATGGGTACGAAGTTGGTGGAAATCGACAGCGCAGGCGCAGTGACTACTTTGGGCGATGTGGGTGGGCCATTAGATCAACTGGTGACATTTGATTACAGTTTTGATTTACTTGCGATTGCATCCGGTGGGCGCTTGTATTACTGGAATGGCATAACTTTGACGCAAGTGACTGACCCTGACTTGGGTGTGGTGCTTGATGTGGCGTGGATCGATGGTTACTTTATGACCACAGATGGCGAGTTTTTGATCGTCACAGAATTGTCAGACCCAACTCAAGTCAATCCGCTTAAATATGGAAGTTCTGAGGTTGATCCTGATCCAGTGGTTGCGCTACTAAAATTACGAAATGAAATCTATGCATTGAACCGAAACACGATTGAGGTATTCGATAACGTAGGTGGTGAACTGTTCCCATTTGCAAGAATTGATGGCGCACAAATTCAAAAGGGATGTGTCGGCACACAGGCTTGTTGCGTTTTTATTGAGCGCATTGCATTTTTGGGCAGTGGTCGTAATGAAGCCCCAAGCATTTATGTTGGCGCAGCCGCTGTCGCAACAAAGATAAGCACTCAAGAGATTGACAACATATTGCTGAATTACACAGAATCGCAATTGGCGCTGGTTAAACTTGAGGCCAGAAACGACAAGAGCCATCAGCATCTGTATGTACATCTGCCAGATCAGACCTTAGTCTATGATGCAGCAGCATCTGAGGCATTACAAACCCCTGTTTGGTTTATTCTGGTTAGCACCCTATCAGGATTAGCGCAATACCGAGCCAGAAATATGGTTTGGGTGTACGACAAGTGGATGGTGGGCGACCCACAGTCCAACAATATCGGTTACTTGGTTCAAGACACAGGCCACCATTGGGGGCAACAAGTGCGTTGGGAGTTTGGCACATTGATTGTCTACAACGAAAGCAATGGTGCAATATTTAACGAGATGGAACTTGTAAGCCTGACAGGTAGCATTGCCCTTGGCAAAAACCCGAAAATCAGCACCAGCTACTCTTTGGATGGTCAAACTTATTCACAGGAAAAGTTTATCTCTGTCGGCACGATTGGCAACCGCCAGAAGCGTTTGGCATGGTTTCAGCAGGGTCACATGAGAAACTGGCGCATACAGCGTTTTCGTGGCGATAGTGATGCCCATGTGTCCTATGTTCGCCTTGAGGCACAGATTGAAGCATTGGTTTACTGATGGCAACCGCACCAGTTTCCCGCAGATTAAACTTAACGCGAGATCAACTTGCGGAGTTCCTGACCGATCAGCAACAGATCAGGCAGTTTGAATTGCTGTTTTCCACTGTTGACCAACTGCAAGTCATTGTCGGCACAGACTTTGAATATCAGGCAGACACGGCAGCCGCAACAGCAAATTCAGCATTGGCGCAGATCATTGCTTTAGCGCAAGAGACTGGTGTTAATGATGCAGTATTGAACGCAAAGGCGCAGGATGCATTGGACAGGATTGCATTGTTAGCGCAAGAAACTGCGGTGACTGTGGCATTGGCTGAAAGTAAAGCAAATCAGGCTTTGGCATTGGTGGACAAACTAAATAAATCGGTTGAGGGTTTACAGATGACCCCGCCACCAAGAGAGTTCAAACGGGCAAGATATGGGTCGTTTTACGACACCACCACCCAGACAGCGACAGTCATCAACACAGCCACAGCCATCACATTCAACAACACCGATCTGAGTAATGGCGTTTATCTTGGCTCTCCCACCTCACGCATTATTGTGGACAGCGAGGGTATCTACAACTTTGATACCTCGTTCCAGTTGGATAAGACAGCAGGCGGCACGGCTGAGTTCTATTTTTGGTTCAGGCTTAATGGTGTCGATGTGCCAGACAGCGCAAGTCAAATAAGGATTCAAGGTAATAATGCTGAGATTTTTTCATCACTAAATTACTTTTTTGATCTTAAGGCCAATGACTATGTTGAGTTAATGTTCTCGGTTAGCGATCTTTCTGTTGAACTTGCTGCTTTTGCTGCGGCTGCACCTCACCCAGGCATTCCATCCATAATTCTCACAGTCAACAACAATATCGGAGGTGTCCAATGACAGTTACAGTAAAAGTGCTAATCCCTGCAAAACAGGCAGAGAATAGCCAAACCACCCAATACACCGCAACAAATGTCAAAGCAATTATTGACAAATTTACGGTCACCAATACAAGTGCCAGCAATGTGACTTTCAGTTGCAATTTGGTTACAAGTGGTGGTTCAGCAGGAGCATCAAACCTGATTATTGATACGCGAACCATCGTGCCAGATGAGACATATACTTGCCCTGAATTGGTGGGTCAGGCATTAGACGTTGGTGGTTTTATTTCAACAATCGCAGGGGCGGCAACATCCCTGACCATCCGAGCATCAGGCCGAGAAATTTCATAAGGAGCTAGAAATGAAAGAATTTATGGTTATCCCACGGGGCTTTAATGGCTTGCCGATGGAAGAAGAATTTTTGACCAACTCAGAGAATAAAAAGAACTATGCCGTTGCGGTCGCTGATTGGAACTATGGCCCTGAAATGCCTACCAATGAGCCTGGCGCAAATAAGGAGTTTTACGCTGGTTTGGCAGAGGCGATGCAATGCGATGAAAAAGACGCAAGACGCAAGCATTGCTCAAACTGCGAGTATTACGACAACAGTTTCATGACTCAAGTCAGAATTGAGCGCATCCCAATGGCGGCTTATGACAAGGGCGCAGGTTTCAGGGGTCACTGCGAAAAGCTGAACTTCATCTGCAACGATATGCGGGTTTGTCAGGCTTGGGAAGACAGAGAATATGAGGATTGACCTTTTGTCAATTTGTGCGAAAATCAAGCCGCTGAGTTCTGGCATCCAGCGGCCTGCCCTATCTAGGAGTTTTGGATGACCAATGGACTGCGAGAAAACCTGACAAAGGTTTTTATGCTACCTACGCCAGCCGTAGAGTGGCTACTCATGGTCTTTGACGCAATCCAAGTCTTTGATGATGTTGCAGATGGCGATCAAGTGGCACGAGAAGATCTCAATGCGACCATTTGGAACACACTGGTGGGTATGCACCAGAACACATTTTTTATCGCCAACAGCACCCATTTAACGCCATTGCTGGCGACAATGATTCTCAAGTGGCAAGCCTCGGACACGGCAGAGCGAAATAAACAGGCAGATGCTAAGTCGTTTGTTTGGCGAGCCGGATATTATGATTTGATTTTAATGACCGTTTCGCTAGTGCATGGGGCTGGATATGCCACAAAATATGGTCATCATGTGATGGCTTTGTATGGCGAGACTTTTGAAGATTACATGAAGGAGTTTGGCGATGCCTGATCCAATAACCGCCCTAGTCGTTGGTGGAAGCCAACTCATAGGTAGTCGAACGCAAGCTAAAGCAGCTGGTGAAGCCGCAGAGATTCAGTCTGGCGCAGCCCAAGCAGGTATTGAAGAGCAACGCAGACAGTTTGATGCTTTACAAGCCTTGTTAAAACCTTACACAGAAGCTGGTTTGCCAGCATTGGAAGCACAACAAGCGTTTCTTGGTTTAAGAGGGCCAGAGGCAGAACGTGCTGCCATCGAGCGTATCAGCGGAGGTGAGCGTTTTCAGGAACTCACACGACAAGGCGAGGAAGCCTTACTTCAAAGGGCATCTGCAACTGGTGGCTTGCGTGGTGGCAATGTTCAAGCGGCATTGGCTCAGTTTCGCCCACAAGTGCTGAATCAATTGATTGAAGAACAATATGGTCGCTTGGGTGGAATGACCACCTTGGGACAGAGGTCTGCGGCTGGTGTTGGTGCGGCTGGTATGGAGTCAGGCACAAACGTGGCAAATTTACTTGCTCAACAAGGTGCTGCACGGGCTGGCGGTGAGATCGGTCAAGCAAGGGCTTATGGACAATTATTTAACTTGCCTGGTCAACTGCTTGGTTTCCAATACGGTGCAGGAAAAACTCCAGGACTTGGGTTTTAAGGATTAGAACATGGCAACGATTAACCCTTTAATGCGCCCGATTGATTACACAGTAGATGTGCAAAGCCCATTTGAATCTGCTTTGGGTGGTTTCAAACTTGGTGCTGGAGTTGCTGAAATACAAGCAACACAGCAAAGGCGTGAACTTGAACGCAGAGCATTAGAGCAAGCACAAGCAGCTCAAACTGAACTTGCAAATTTATTTAAAAACCCGAACGCAACAGCAACAGATTACGCACGGGTCACTGCCTTTTTGCCTAAAGATCAAGCCGCAACAGTATTGTCTGGTTTTGAGGCTCAAACTAAAGAACAGCAACAAAACACTTTGCGACAAGGCACTCAGGTTTACACAGCCATTAAGTCTGGAAATTTGCCAGTTGCTGAAATGCAACTAAAGGAACAAGCCACAGCACTTAGAAATGCTGGTAGAGAAAAAGAGGCGCAGGGTTATGACGATCTTTCAAATCTTATTAGGCTCAACCCAACAGGAGCGCAGACAACGATTGCGTTGACTATTGCTGGATTGCCTGGTGGTAAAGATTTTCTCGATAATGCTGATAAAACATTGTCAACACAAAGAGCAGAAGCCCTACAGCCAAGCGCATTAAAAGAAGCTATCGCTAAAGCAGACAAAGCCGTGGCAGATGCTACCGCAGCCCAAGCCACTGCAAAGAACGCACCAGAAAAAGCAGCCGCTGATGCTGCAAAAGCAACAGCAGATGCCAACAAAGCCAAAGTGGAAGCACAGTTTGCAGAACAGCAACAACTTGCCATTCTTGAGAAAAGTAATTGGGATGTTAAAAATCTGAAGAGCCAAATTAGTGACCGTTCAGCACAGCTAAATTTAAAAACACAAGAAGTTGCCGCAACTGTGGCTGAAAAATTAGCATCTGTTGGTCAAAAATTAAATGAAGTGCCAGCAGATACAAAGAAACTTATAAATGAATCTGCTGTTGCAGCGGCAACATCTAAACAATCTGCTGGTCAATTTAATGATCTAGCAAAACGTCTTGAAGCCGAGGGTGGTGGTTATGGTGTTTTCTCAAGCGCATCTGATTACCTAAAAAGAGGTGTTGGTTTTCAGGGTGGCATGACTCAATTGCGCCAAGAATATACACGGCTTAGAAATACAGCGGCAATAAAATCTTTACCACCAGGCCCAGCAACTGATCGAGACATTGCATTGGCATTGCGTGGTTTCCCAAGCGAGACTGCATCAGCCGCAGATTTATCGAGCTTTTTGCGTGGTATGGCTAAATTGCAAGACATTGATGCTTCAATCAATAATGCCAAAACAGATTGGTTAACAAATAATAATGGGTCTTTGGCACGAGCTAAGAATACTTTTGTTGCGGGTGACTATGCGGCAAAAGCAGGTGAAAATTTCAATGATTTTTCAACACGAATTATTGATGATGTAACAAAGAAATATGACCCTAGAACGCAGACATCATTAGTTGAACAAATCCCAACACCTAGAAGCCCGCAACCAATGGCAGCACAAAATAACATTCGATCAGCGGCAGATGCAATTTTGGCTGGAGGTCGATAAATGGCAACCGCAGACGAATACGCAGCATGGATTGTAAGAAACTCGGATAAACGTGGTACGCCTGAGTTTGATACAGTAGCGCAGGCTTATCAAATTGCAAAAGCAGAAGAAACCACTGCTCGTACTCGACAGCAACTTGCGCCTGTACCAAAAGCACCAAGTATTCTAGATCGTGTGATTGGTGCTGGTGAAACCGCCTTGACTTTGGGGACAGCCGCCACAGGCGGTACGATAGGAACAATTATTGGCACTGGCAAAGGTCTGACAGAGCAAATTTTATCTGGTGAGTTTGGCACACCACAAGCGGCTCGTGCGGTTGAAAAAGCCGCAGCAGAAGGAGCGCAGGCTTTAACTTATCAACCAAGGACAGAAGCAGGCCAAGAAATGGTGCAAGCTACTGGTCAATTTTTGGGTGAAGTTTTGCCGCCTGTTTTGCCAACTATTGCAGCGCCTACTGCTACCACACAAGCAATTAGAAGTGCCGCCCCGATTACGCAGGCAACAGCCCAGCGTGGTGCGGCTGCGACACGGCAAGCGGCACAAGCAACTGGAGAGGCCATTGCAAAGCCTGTACAAGCGGCTACAACAGCCGTTCGTGAGGCTTTGGGTATGGAGATCACACCAACCCCAACAGCGGCTGGTGCAAGGGTTTCTGTAGGTGCGGCAGCAACTCCGGCAGAGTTACAAAGAGTAACGGTTGCGGAACAATTAGGTTTTACAGGCCCTGCTGGATTAACTGCTGGTCAGAGGACAAGGAATTTTGCAGACCTACAGTTTGAAAAAGAGACTGCCAAATTAGGTGAGGCTGGCGCACCTTTGCGTGAACGAGTCAGTAATCAAACAGCAAATTTAATTCAACAATTTGATGCGATGGTTGACCGTACTGAACCACTGCTGGCAGATGCAAGAGACATTGGCAAAGCCGTAGATAAAGCGGTTGTCAATAAAGCCGAAGTGCAAAGAAGAAAAATTCGTGATGCCTATACAAAGGCCAGAGAAGATGGTTCTATGCTTGAGCCAGTTACTCTGAATGAGTTGGCAACAACAGCGGCAGATGTTCAGCGTTTTGAAGGCGTTGCACCAAATGTTGCACCAATTCGCAAAGAAGCAATTCGGCTTGGTGTATTGGTAGAAGATGCAGATGGAAACTTGATTGCACAAGCCAAATCCATTGACGATACTGAACTGTTAAGGCAATTTGTCAATGAGGCTACCGACTGGACAAACAGACGAGAGTCTTTGATGGCAAGAAAAATCAATTCCGCAATTGATGCTGGAACTGAAGGCAAAGGTGGAGAATCTTACAAGGCAGCCAGAAAATTGCGTCAAGATTTTGCCAATGAGTTTGAAAACGTAGGATTGACAGCGAAACTTCTGTCAACCAAGCGAGGCACAGATGAGCGTGTTATTGCTTTTGATGATGTCTTTGACAAAATAATTATCAATGCTCCGCTTGAGGAAATGAACAAAGTTAGGAAAACTTTGCTCACGGCAGGAACGGAAGGCAAGCAAGCATGGAATGAATTGAAGTCCAACACAATTCGTTACATTATCAATAAATCCTTGTCAACAGCCCAAAGGGATGAACGTGGGCAAGCATTGGTTTCCCCTGACAAACTCAACAGTGTCATTCGATCTTTGGATAGAGAAGGCAAGCTCGAAGGCTTATATGGAAAAAAGCAAGCCCAACAAATCCGAGACCTTGGCGAAATAGCGATTGATATTTACACAGCACCACCTGGTGCGATAAATTTCTCAAATACAGCATCAGCTTTGCAAGTTGCTTTAGACTCGGTAATGACTTTTGGTTTAACTGGAATACCAGCACCAGCAGTTACGGCTTTGAGGGAAGCATCAAAATACGTCAAAAATCGTGAAGTCAGAAACAGAGTCCGACAGGCTTTGCAACCTTTGGGGAATAAATAAATGTCTACGATTGAAGTTCAACCACCATATCCAGCGTTTGCGGATGCTGGTGGACAGCCGCTTGAGGATGGGTATATTTGGGTTGGCACTGTCAACCTGAACCCAATTACAAACCCGATTGTTGCCTATTGGGATTCAGCAAAAACGATCACTGCTGTCCAACCGATTCGCACCAGTGGGGGCTATCCTGTCTACCAAGGCACACCATCACGTTTTTATACAGGAAGCGATTACTCTATCCAAGTGCAGAATAAAAACGGCACTGTGGTCTATACATCGCTAAACGGAAATGCTTTCCCTGGCTCTGCTGGAAATCTTTTTTTCAATGCTACTGGTACTGGCACACAGACAGTCTTTGCCGTGTCTTTTGTGCCAAGTCTTATCTACATTAATGGCGTATATCAAAATCAAAATACATACACGCTATCTGGTGGTAACGTAACATTCACAGAAGCCCCACCATTAACCTCTATCATTGAATTTGTGTTCTAAGGAGAACCAGAATGTTAAAAACAGTATCAGCAATCAACGGGTTTATCAATCCAACTTTTAGCGGTAATGTCACGCTATCCGATGGCAACCTAGTCATTGGCACATCTGGCAAAGGCATTGACTTTTCTGCCACACCAGGCACAGGCACAAGCGAGTTATTGGCTGACTATGAAGAAGGCACATTCACTGTCACATTCACAATGGGTTCAGGTACGGTTACAACTAACACAAGCAATAACACTGCCTCTTACACAAAAATTGGTCGATATGTATTTGTAAGCGGCAACATTGAAATAAATGCGGCATCATTGCCTAGCGGCACAATGTCGTTTCAATTGCCATTCACTATTGCCAACACAACTCAAAGCAGTGAACGATTTGCTGGAACTTGTCTGATAAATGGTTTTACGACAGGCAATGGAGCTGGTATGGTCACAGCCGACAGCGGAACAACTGCTTTCATAAAAGACAACACAAATTCAAATCCAACACCAGATAGTGGCTGTGAAGTGTATTTTGGTTTTGGCTTTATTGCTGCTTAAGGAAAAATAATGTCTTTAACAAAAGTCTCCTATTCGATGATTTCTGGAGCATCATTGAATGTCAATGATTTTGGTGCGATTGGTGATGGGGTCACAGATAGCACAGCGGCAATGCAAGCGGCACTTGATGCAGCTTATAACGCTGGGGGTGGTAGTGTATTTGTGCCTATTGGCGAATACATCATCACTTCACCTTTGCGTGTTAATTCAAACACCATGTTATATGGTGATGGCCCTGCATCGCTTATCAACAACAAACAACCCGTTTATTCTGTTGCATCAAATGTAATCCATATTGGTTACGGATATGAGTGGGGTGAAAATGGCGAGTTTTTTGACCCAGCTTACAATAACGATGCAACAATTACACAGTTGTTGGCTAATAATTTTACTAATATCAAGGTCAATAATATCAAGGTTTGTAATCTTGGCATTAAAGGTTCTATCGTACCGCCAGCGGGTGGTCTTGGTCTTGGAATTTGGTGTTTAAATGCCCAAAATGTAGTGATTGACAGCATTTGGTCAACTAACACCCGCACTCCGGTAAATGTGGCAAATGATGCTTCTGGATGGCCCGCTGCTTGTCACAACGTAAGCGTTTCTAACATTTATCAGGTTAGCGCACTTGGCGGTGGTGCAGATTGGTATGATCTTGTGTGGATTGGGCAAGCACTTGATGTTAGCGTTACACGGTGTTTTAACAATCCCAACACGCCATCAAGTTTAGACTCTTTAATTTTTACAGCTGGTCATAATATCACTATCAGTGATAACAATTTACAAGGAAACTTAGCTGTTGGCAAATTTGGAATATCCGTAATTGGGTTAAGCCTTACAACCCTCCAAAGTGTACTTATCAATAATAACACTATAAGAAAATTAGATAAAGGAATTGTTATTTTCCAAACTGCTGGAGTTGCGGTCAAAGATAATTTATTAGATGGCAACACTATTGCCATGCAAGCATTTTGCAAAGATTGTCATTTTGATGGCAATACATTTGTTGGAAATCCAGTCTCTTTGATTGGAAATAGTGACGCAACAAATAATGTTTTTACAAATAGTCGTGGCATGGATGTTATTACACCGTGGACTGTAAGTCAGCCTAATGACTATGAAGAATTTAACTTTTTTGATGGTACTGAACAACCCTCAACTGCGGCAACCACAAATAGCATACCGCCTGGAATGTTATGCCGCAAAACTGAATTTTTCCCATATGAGGCATTTTTAAGTATTGCCCATAACGCCTTACTATCTACAAAAGATACGCAACTTACATTGACCGCACCAGGAACTGTAGATATTTTTTATCGCATACCCTATGATGCAAGAAAAGTTATATCCATAGCTGGTGCTTTGTCTACATCAACAGCTGGACAAACCATTGTGGCAAGTATCACTGGAACTACACAGTTTGCTAATGTTTCTACGTTTACAAATCACGAAATTTTAGGAACTTATACGACAACGGCAGCAGGTGACCAATCATTCAGTTTTACTCCTACATTGCCACAGCTATTCAATAATGGCGCTTATTTTCTACGGATAAATTTAAACACAACCGCATCCTTATCATTCCGCATGATAACAATGAATCTTAGAGTTCAATAAATAGGAGTTTCAAAATGGCGCTTACAAAAAACATTATTCTTAAAGATAACTTTGACGATGACAAGCAGTTTGTCAATGCTTACATTAAAGTTGATTCTTTGTCTGGTAACAAAGAAGAAATGCGTGTCATGGTTGGTATTTATCGTGAAAAAGATAAACAAAAAATTAACAGCCAACAACTTGTTTTTGTTCCAAGTTTAAATGGAGTTAATTTTATTTCACAGGCATATGAAGCCATGAAAAAAGATCAGCGATTTGAAGGCGCAACCGATTGTTAAACCAAAGCCCAAGTGGATTCTTGGGCCATACTAGGAGAGCATCATGCTTGAGAAAATTGAGATTGTTGACCGCATTGAAGTTGTCGAAAACGGCACACTTCAAGTTCGCACTAAAACCGCCATTAAAGAAAATGGCGTTGAAATTAGTAGCAAGTTCCACCGCCACGTTGTCGTGCCTGGTGCTGACGTAAGTGCTGAAGATGCCAAGGTGCAAGCAATTGCGGCATCTATTCACACCGCTGAAGTGATTGCGGCTTACCAAGCAGCCATTGCTGCACAAGGAGTCTGAGATGGCACAGAATAGTCAAATTGCATTTGCACCCCTTGGCAATACGGTAGTTATTCCTGCGGCTGCTTCTGCCTCTACTGGCGTTCAGGCACTGGTTGACTCACGTTTTGATGGTCAAGGCACAGGGCAGTATCGCATCATCAACTCAAGTGCTAACACCGTGTTTTTGGGTGTAGGCCCAACAGCGGCTATTGCTACGGCTAATGCTGTTGCGCCTACGGCTGGTTCACCTACTTCCGCCATCGTACTTGTTCCTGGTGCTGTTGAGGTCTTGCGCTTTCAGCGTGAATCGTTTTTCAGTGGCTTGGCCTCGGCTTCATCTACTGTCTATATCGTTCAAGGCGAGGGTATGTAATGCTTGAGGATACCGACACACGGCTGGCGGTTCATGAGGCGGTTTGTGCTGAGAGGTACACCGCCATTGAGAAGTCGTTTGCATCAGGTTCACAGCGCATGACCCGCATTGAGTATTTGCTTTATGTGGTGATTGCGGCTGTATTGCTCGGACCAGGCTTTGCTGGCGAGTTAGTCAAAAAAATCATAGGCTTGTGAGCAATGGATGCTTTGGCTTCTTTTGCCATTGTTTCTGTTAACAGCAACTTCAGAAAAAGTTGAGTACCGTTGTGTGAGGTGGGCGTGGACAGGTGATGTTTACAACCGGAAGGTTGTTTGCCTTGAATGGGTAAAGGTTGTACGGAAATGATAGACCCCATAACAGCGCTTGCAGGATTACAAAGTGCAATCAGCGTAGTCAAAAAAGCCAGCAAGGTCGCAAATGATCTGGCTGGTTTAGCTCCCTCTATCGCCAAGATGTTTGACGCTAAGAGCGTTGCTACGAGGGCGATGGTTGAAGCCAAACGATCTGGCAACAAATCAAACTTAGGCACTGCGCTTCAAATCGAGATGGCCTTAGATGAGGCCAAGCGGTTTGAGGCTGAGTTGATGCTCTTATTTCAAGCCACTGGTCGTGCTGATGTCTGGCAAAAGATTAAGCAGCGTCAGCAACAAATGGACATTGAAGATGCTCATTTAGCCAGACAAGCCAAGGCAGATGAAAAGAAAAGAAAAGAAGAAGAAGAAGAATACATGGCATGGGCGGTTGGTGTTGTCGTGATCGTAATGCTGCTTGGTGCAATTGGTTGGGGCATTGCTGAGATACAAGATTTGTGTGCCAAGACAAGGTGCGGTCGGTGAATGAGTACCAAAAGCAATTTGACCTATTCCTCAAAGTCTTTGTCAGGCTTTGCATTGCTTGGTGGGTGCTTGGCTTACTCAAGTTTTTGCCTGATGATCTGTCAGACAAGATTGTGAATAAGTTACTTGGAATGATTGGTCTATGAGTGACGAAAAGCCATCAGATGTATTAAGCAAGGTGCTGTCCTATGTTGATAGCCCATTCAAACTGTTTGCGCTAATACTGATGGCAGTATTTGCGTTCACTGGTTACTTTGTTTGGCAGAACCAAGAACTATTGATGGGTGCGTATAAAGAATCCAAAAAAATGCCAAGCATTGTTGAAGATAGGGTGGAAGATGCTGCAGCTCATTTGTTTAAAACTACCAACGCCACCATCATTGCTGTATTTAAAGTAAACCCAATGTTTGGAACTCGAGTGCTATATCGTGCGTATACAAAAGAAGGCAGAGATAAAACAAACGATGGGCTTGATGTTGGCCTTTTTACTCAAAACCAAGCCAATAACGCTGATGTGATCAAGCTGATGGCAAGTGAGATTCCTTGTGGCGAATACAAGTCAGCGCAATCTGAAATGGGTTTGTGGTACATCGCCAAAGGGGTTGCATACACTTGCCGAATCAGCATCCCACCGGATCCAAGCCGGTTTGTTGGCCAAATTACTGTGGGGTGGGATAATGAACCTACGGATATTCAGGTGACAAGAACCATGATGGAAATTGCAGCAACCATGCTTTCAAGGAGCAAACAATGATTGGACTAGACGCACTTCTAAACGTGGGCGGTAAGCTCATTGACAAACTAATTCCAGACCCAGAGGCCAAAGCCAAAGCGCAACTGGAGTTGGCTAAGTTGGCCCAAGATGGTGAACTGGCAAAGATGGCCAACGACACCAAGCTGTTTGAGGTAGAGCAAGAAAACATCTCAGACCGCTGGAAAGCTGACATGGGGTCAGACTCTTGGCTGTCTAAAAACATTCGCCCTATGGCTCTTATAGCCATCTTTGTGGCCTATTTTGTGTTCACCATGATGTCAGCTTTTGGATACAACGCACAAGAGTCCTATGTCCAACTGCTTGGCCAGTGGGGGCAGATCATTTTCTTGGCTTACTTTGGTGGCCGTACAGTTGAGAAACTTGCAGACATGAGGTCTAAAAAATGAACTTGACAGAACACTTTACTCTTGAAGAACTAACCCATACAGATCACCGAACATTGGACAATACCCCCAATGAAGCCGAATTGGAAAACCTCAAGCGACTCGCAGCCTTCCTTGAAGAAGTCAAATCTGCCTTGGGAGGAAGACCTGTTATGGTTAACTCGGCTTTTAGAAGCAAGCAAGTCAATGATGCTGTGGGTTCTAAAGATACTAGTCAGCATCGTATTGGTTGTGCTGTGGACATCCGAGTACCTCAATTAACTCCTGATCAAGTAGTCAGGGCGATCATGGCATCTGGTTTGCCATACGATCAATTAATTCGTGAGTTTGATCGCTGGACTCATATTAGCATTTCAAATACACCAGAGACAGCACCTAGAAGACAAGTGCTGATTATTGATAAACAAGGCACTAGGGTTTTTACTTAATTTGATTTTAGCGTAGATGTTTGCCTGTCAAACGCGCAATCCAGCAAGATTGGCAAATCCATTTATGCCCCATATCAACCCCTCCCTCTGGCGGTTTGGTCTCATCACATTTATTACAAGTTCGTAATCTGTGAACAGGTTGGTTGCCGCCTAATTCGATTGGGTACATTGCCACTCTCTTTCACTTCTGCCTGAGTTGGATTTGACTGTGTTGCCTGTCAATTCAATCAAGCCCATTATTTTCATTTCGTTAAGCCGCCTGGCAACTTGATTGCTGTCCAGATTGGTGTGAGCCGATATGCCATCTTTGCCCAAAGGCCCGTGTATTTGCAGACATTCAAATATTGTCTGGTGGTGCTGGGTGGCAGATTCTTTGATTGAATCGGCTGCTTGAAAGGATGTTAGGGGATCATTTGCCCTGACTCTTGGGAAGTCTGGCATGGCGAAAATTTTCTTAAATGCGTCTTTATAGTCCATGATTTCTCCTTGTTAGGGGCAATGCCCCTGTTAATCAAAATGGGATATCTTCCTCGTCTTTTGGCAAGCCCTTGTAATCTTCCTTTGGCTTTGGGGTGTTTAGATATGCCCAGCCGTTCCAGCCGCCATCAGGCAGTGGGATGCTGTCCAGTTTAAGCATTGGGCCATTCTTGGTCTCAATGACAGAGCCAATGGTTTGGTAGCGTGATTTTTCTTGACCATCTTTGTTGGTGTACTTACCTGACACGATGGTGATTTCATAGAGTTTTTTAGACATTTTTTAAATCCATAAGTTGAGCAATTTTGATATCAAGTTCGTTTAAGAATTTGACCACTTCATCTTCCATTTGCTTGATGAACTCGTTATCCCGTGGGACTCGTTTCACAAACAATTGAAGTTCCTCTGGTAGGCGATTGTCAAAGCTGACAAAATCGCACCACTGCCTCCCTGTGCAAGCCATTTGGAATTGCATCTGGGTGTTGTACTTGCCTGGCACACTTTGGGACAGCAAAGTCTCAATGTGCGTGGCTGTGTTGGGGCATTTGATCTCCAAGAGGCCATCATCACCCACCAAGCCATCAGGAGAAGCGCCAGCCATGATGATGGAGGGATGGGGTACAAACCCCACTTCATCAACCAAAACATCCCTGAGAGCCTCATAAGCGGCTCTGGCATAGGCTTCAGTATCAATTCCATGCTGAATGGCAGCATTTGTAAAACTCTCACCCTTTTGACCCGTGAGGCGTTCGCACACCAGCTGGGCCATGTAGTTGTCACGGCTGGCGCTGTAACCTGTCTTTGTCTTAGCGATAACGTCAGCCACTCGGGAAGCGGTGACTTTGCCAATGCGAATGGTGAACCATTCTTCCGACCCTTGATCCATCATTTCTATCATGTTTTCATTCCTTTTATGTAAACGCTAAAACTGTCCAATGTGTCTTGACCAAAAGCGGTCATCTTTTGAATCTCTGCCGCCACTTCATCTAGGACTTGATTGCGCTGTGAGGGAGACACAAACACATCCCAATGGTATGGCTGACCAGTAGCCTCTATTTCTTGTCCTAGCCTATAAACTTCATGCAAAGCGTTCTCACGCTTGATGCGGTCGAATTCGTCATCTTCATCTGTTTTCATAGTTTGGCCTTTGCTTTATCTTTGGCTGCAATGACTTTGATCTGCCAACCCTTGTCGCCATCACAAGCCGCATACGCTACTTTATAGGCAATCTTGAGTTCGTCTTGAGTGGTGGCGTTCTCAATAGCCGCAAACAAGTCTGTCATGGTGTCAGGCTCAATGGTTGACTCAGGTTCTGCACCATCGGGCAAATCTTCCCCTGCGTAGATGTACAGACCAAGACCATGCAAGCTGAGTGCCTTGGTCATGCAACGCATGATGGCGGTGTTTACTTGGAAAGCATCAGGGTTCACGATGGCTTTGTTGCGGTGATCCATAACCGGAAGCTGGCAAGTCATTGGCTTATCAAACATGGTGACTGTGACCCAAACCATTGCTGTGCCGTTGATGTCCATGAAACATTTGTCACCAAACATCTCAACCTTGAACGAGGCTTTGGGGTCTGCTTTAAGTGCTTCAGCCCATGCCCAAGCCCATGACAGATAAGTCAGATTGGCTTTCTTTTCTGTGTGGTCATTGACATTTGTTTTGAGTAAGTTAGCGATGCTCATGATTGTTCCTGTGAGAGTTCGATTTGCAAATGTTTAAGTTCTTCAGCGGTGATGTTGATTAAGTAGCAAAGGCTGCGAATCTTGC